GGAGCAGATGGAGTAGATGGAGTAGATGGAGTAGATGGAGTAGATGGAGTAGATGGAGTAGATGGAGTAGATGGAGTAGATGGAGTAGACGGTACAAACGGTACAAACGGTACAAACGGTACAAACGGTACAAACGGTACAGATGGTACTGATGCAAGTGTGACAACAGCTAACGTAACATCCGCAGGTGCGGCTATGTTAGCTTCATCCCCTACGTTCACAGGAACTATCACAGCACCTAACGTAGACATAAGTACAGCAGGCAGTGTTACTACTAATATTGCTACGGGGTCACTGTCGTCTCAAGGCGACACTAAAACCATTAACATAGGCACGGGCTTTGGTGCATTCGGTACAACTACAGTAAATATCGGCTCTCATGAGTCTGATCCAATTAATCTTGATGGGGCTGTTACTGTAGAAGGCAATCTTACTGTAGACGGTACTATAGATGCTACTATAGATACGTTAGATGTAACGGGCGGTGAGTCAAGTATATCAGGCACTAAATCCTCATTAGCATCCGCTGTACTTGATGTCAGAAACGACACTGTTGCATCAGGAAACAACAGTGGAAGGTTAGTTTCATTGACCGCAAAAAGTGGAAGTACTTACTACACGAAAGGGGCTATAGGAACATCCTACAGTCAATACACAGGCGCACAACATTCTTCTCCCTACCTTGCACACACCGCCACTAACTATGATAGCGGCATAAGACTAAATTCATCTAGCTCTACAGCCTATAATGGCATAACATCTTGCGATGCTGACGGACAAGCAACGAACAACAAAATGTCGTTGGGTAGTCCTAGCTACAAATGGGTTACTGTATATGCTACGACTGGGAGCATAAATACTTCTGACCAAACGCATAAAAGAGACGTAGAGGAACTATCGGAAGCAGAGACTCGTGTAGCTATTGCTTGTAAAGGTTTACTCCGTAAGTACCGATGGAAAGACGCATACGAAGAAAAAGGCGAAGAAGCAAGAATACACTTTGGAATAATGGCACAAGATTTACGTGATGCTTTTTCCGCTGAAGGGTTAGATGCGAGCCGTTACGCTATGTTTTGCTCTGATACTTGGTGGCAAGATGAAACAGGTGAACGCCATGAGGAACAAGAACTAGCACCAGAAGGAGCAGTGGAAACTACACAGCTAGGTGTTAGGTATGATGAACTACTGGCATTTATAATTGCCGCAATATAAACAAAGAAACCCGTCTTAACTTAAAAAGAGGTAACTCATTATGACTAGGGCAAGAGACCTAGCAGACTTTAACGCAGAGGGGGTACTTACGAGTACCTCTGATCTTAATGCAACTAACTTAGTATCTGGGACAATACCTGACGGTAGGTTCGGTGCGCCTACATTTAATGGCTCTAATATAACACACGTACACAACACTCCACATTTCCGTGCATATCGAAGTGGCAACCAAACTAATTTACAAAGTGACGGTTGGAGAGAAGTAATTTGTAATTCAGAAGACTCTGATTCAGGGAACTATTATAACGGTACAACAGGGAGATATACACCCCAATCGGCAGGGTATTATCAAGTCCAGTTTACTGGCTCTGCGCTAAATTTTGGGGGGCTAACCAATTCGTCTGTACAGCAAATAATGTATGGTATTAAAAAGAACGGTACGGGTGATCCTATTGCAATTAATTTTATTGATTTAGTGTCTGAATACGTACAAAAATTTACAGCAACTGTTTCAACTATAGTGTACCTCAACGGGACTACAGATTTTGTATCCCCTTACGCTTATGTCCCACGAAGTGACCCATCCAGCAGTTTATCATTTCAAATAGCTGGTGAGAGACAATACACGAACTTTAGCGCATTCAAATTAACAGGATAACCAATGGAAGAACTAAAACAACAAGTAGATCGCTTGGAATGGCGAGTCGATTTACAGGACGAACAACTTAAGATGCTTACGGCTAACGCCAATGAGCTTAGAGGGATGCTGGATAGCATCAACCGCACCCTGCTACAAATCAAGTGGTTAGTTGTAGGTGGTGCTGTTGTTTATTGGGGTCAGACTATGGGATTGTTCTCAGCCCTTAAATTACTAGGAGTATAATATGATACAGCAATTGATAGCACCTGTAACTGGGTTGCTAGATAAGTTTATTCCCGATGCGGATACAAAGCAAAAGATAGCACATGAAATTGCTACGATGTCGGAGAAACACGCACAACAAATTGCTCTAGCTCAGATCGAAGTCAATAAAGAAGAAGCCAAAGGGAATTGGTTTCAGTCTTCGTGGAGACCCGCAACCGCTTGGGTATGTGTACTGGGGTTCATGGTAAACTTCCTTATATCACCACTTGCAGCACCTTTTGGTGTTGTCGTGCCACAGGCAGATACATCAACCATGTTACCTGTCCTAATGGGTATGCTTGGTCTTGGCGGTCTACGTACAATGGAACGAGTTAAGGGAGTAGGTCGATGAAGTATTTTAGCTTATACGAGTTTAATTGCTCATTCACAGGCAACAACGAGATGAACGAGGAGTTTCTAGAAAAGCTAGATGCTCTGCGTGAAGCTTGTGGTTTTCCTTTTACAATTACAAGTGGCTATCGAGACCCTGAAGGACACCCTATCGAAGCTAAGAAACAAAATCCTGGCACTCATGCACGAGGCATAGCTGCCGACATACAAGTAATCAACGGTGTACAGAAATATAAGATCATTGAGGAAGCTATTAAGTTAGGCTTCAATGGCATAGGCATTGCTAAGACGTTTATCCATGTTGATCTTAGACAATCTTACCCCGTAGTTTGGAGTTACTAATGGATAGAAAAATATTAGATGAACTACACGAAGGTGTAGCTAAAGATTTACTTGCAAAGGTTAAGTCTGGTGAGGCATCTGCTTCTGAATTGTCAGTAGCAACAAAGTTCCTTAAGGACAACGGAGCTTGTCTTGAAGTAATCACTACAGAGTCACCAATGGCTAACTTATTGGAGGCATTACCGTTTGAGGAGATGTCACATTGAGAAACTATAAACAAGAGTACGCTAATTACCATAGCAGACCTGAGCAACGCAAGAAACGCAGCAATAGAAACAAAGCTAGACGTTTAATGATTAAAGCTAAGGGTAAAGCTGCTGTTGCTGGTAGAGATGTAGATCATGTGAACCGCAACGCTAACGATAACTCACTTAACAACCTACGGATTACCAGTAGAAAGCAGAATAGGAGCAGAAATGGCTAAGAAAGGTTTATACGCAAACATTAACGCAAGAAAGAAGAAAGGCATTAGCCGATCTAAGAAGAACTCAACCATATCTCCTAAAGCTTACGCTAAACTTAAGATAGGTTTTAAGAAGAAGGATAAATAGTATGGGTAAGTTTGATGATTTAAAGATCAACCAACCTAAGCGCACCCCCAGTCACAAAACCAAATCACATATTGTCAAAACAAAAGTTAATGGCAAAGAAAAGATTATTAGGTTTGGTGAGCAGGGTGCTAAGACTAATCAAAACGCAGCACAGCGTAAGTCGTTTAAAGCTCGTCACAGAAAGAACATAGCTAAGGGTAAATCCTCAGCAGCGTACTGGGCTAATAAAGTCAAATGGTGACATTATGGAAAAGATGCCAGAGCAACTAAAAGACTTCCGTAACTTTATGTATATAGTGTGGAAGCATCTTAACTTGCCTGATCCTACTCCTGTCCAATACGATATGGCAGACTACATACAGAACTGCCCTCGTAGAGCAATTATTGAAGCATTCCGTGGTGTAGGTAAGTCCTACATCACAGCCGCTTTTGTCGTACACCAATTACTTCTCGATCCACAAAAGAAGTTCATGGTCGTGTCAGCTAGTAAACAAAGGGCTGACGATTTTTCGACATTCACACAACGTTTAATCCTAGAACTCCCAATATGCCAACATCTCATAGCTACAAGTGAGCAAAGGTGGAGTAAGATTGCGTTTGATGTAAGACCCGCACTGGCTAGTGGTAGCCCTTCTGTTAAATCAGTAGGTATCACTGGTCAGTTAACGGGCAGTCGGGCAGACATCATCATTGCAGATGACATTGAAGTACCTAATAACTCAATGACACAGATGATGAGGGAGAAGTTAAGCGAAGCCGTTAAGGAGTTTGATGCGGTACTTAAACCAGAAGGTAAAATCCTGTATCTTGGAACACCACAGTGTGAGATGAGTCTTTATAATACACTCACAGAACGTGGCTACAAGATGAGGGTATGGACAGCACGTTACCCCTCGATAGATGACGCTAACAAGGCGTATGGGGATCGTTTAGCACCTACCCTATGGGATGCTATGCATAAAGCAGAAAGTCCCTTAGACGGGAATCCTGTAGATCCTATGAGGTTCGATGATGATGACTTGATGGAACGTGAGTTATCTTATGGTCGCTCAGGGTTTGCTTTACAGTTCATGTTGGACACAAGCTTATCTGATACCGATAGATACCCATTGAAGTTATCTGACTTAATGGTGATGTCGATTGATAAGGATAAAGCACCCGAGAAGCTCGTCTATGGCGTTATGAAGGAGATTAAGGAGTTACCTAATGTGGGACTAGGGGGTGACAAATACTTTGCCCCAGAAGCCACTATAGGAGACTACGTAGACTACGATGGCTCTGTTCTTGTAATCGATCCCTCTGGTAGAGGTCAGGATGAAACCGCTTACGCAGTCGTTAAGATGTTAAACGGTTACTTATACGTAGCAGACTGTGCTGGTATATCAGGAGGCTACGGAGAGTCTACACTAACGAAGTTATCTCACATTGCGAAGGAACATAAAGTTAATGTTGTCTTAGTAGAGAGCAACTTTGGTGACGGTATGTTTACAGAACTACTTAAACCATTCTTGAAAAAGATATATCCAGTTACTACGGAAGAAGTGAGACATAGCAAGCAGAAAGAACTACGTATTATTGATACGTTAGAGCCTGTTATGAATCAACATAAGCTCATCATAGACCCTAAAGTTATCCAAAAGGATTACGATAGCGTCCAACACCATCCCCCTGAGAAAGCTCAGAGATATATGCTTACTTATCAGCTAACTCGTGTCACTAAACAGCGTGGTGCATTAGCACATGACGATAGATTAGATGCACTAGCTATGGGTGTAGCGTATTGGGTAGAACAGATGGCTGCTGATGTAGACATGGAGATGCAAGAACGTAAAGATGAATTATTAAGAGCTGAAATAGACAGGTTCTTAACTCTTGATAATGTAAATTCCCCTAAAAGAGCTAACACATGGATTTAAAAAGACTAATAATGCTCGTGTTCCTAAGTTCCCCTGTACTTGCTAACGATGCAAATCAGGGTGACTTTAGTAGCAACACACAAGCAGAGACTATAACCACAACAACAAGCACTGTAGTAAGTCAAGAAGGTACACCAGTACCTACAGCAGTAGGTGCAGCTTCCCCAGTATACAACCAAGATGTCTGTGTTGTATCTAATGGACGAGGTGTTCAAACTTTACAGATAGGTATATCTTACGGCTCATCCACTAGAGATGAGGTATGTGAGATGTTAAAGCTATCTAGACAGTTAGAACAACTAGGTCTTAAGGTTGCTGCTACCAGTGTTCTGTGTAACGACCCTAGAGTATTTCATGCGATGTTAAACGCAAAAACCCCATGCCCGATAGGAGGACTAATCGGTGATAAAGCAATTGAATATTATAAGAAGCACCCTAGCATTGTGCCTGATCTTCCTGTTGTCAAGCGAAGCGAAAAGCCAAAGCCAATACGACACGGAATCCTTGGCAGAAAGCATAAGTGACATTAACAATACTTTGAATAGTGGCTTGTATGACTTTAGTGACTTTACCGCTTGGTCTATGGAAGCTGGTACTACTGTTATATATAATAAGTATACAGGTGATAAGTACAAGCTTACACAACAACAAGTAGACCAGTTTAATAATCTGTACACCCAAGGCTTACAAAACAGCACACCAGAGGCTCTAGTTTCCGTTGTGCTGGACGATCTCATCTTAGATAAGCAACATGACTACCATGAAGCTAAAGAGTCTCTAATCGAAGCTGCGAGCGATATAATGGAAGTGACAGAAGTAGCAGAGATGATTGCTACAGGTAATGAGTCAACCGTTATAGCAGCTCAATCGTATGCAGTAGAGAATGACCTAGCTGAAATCAAACAGGAAGATGTACAACAGTACAACACCAGTATTGATGCTATGCTAGAGGCTTCTATTACTAAGAACATGATTGAAGCTTACGCTCAAGACATACAGGTTATAGACACTATAGCTGACCTAGTGATTAACACTCAGTCTACTCAAGCATTCTTTGACACTGTTACTATTAGTATAAGTAACATTAGTCCTGCGATGTTAACGGTAGAGTGGGAAGGGTATGCTCAAGATGTCTATAGTGATATGTATTATGCTTACGCACCCATCCCTGACTTGGAGGCAATGTTACGATGAAACCACAAGACGTAGCACTATGGATAGGAATAGCTAGTTCAATAGGTGGTGCAGCCATAGGTTATGGAACACTAACAGAGAAGGTAGCTTCCTTAGAGAAGACAAACGCTCCTACACAGCTAGAAGGTAGGTTAGTTAAACTAGAAACAAGGGTAGAAGATAATGACATTGGAAAGATTGGAAAAGAAATTGAACAGCTACGTGGCAGGGTTGATAACTTGGCTGAGAAAGTTGGCAGTATTGAAATCCCAAGCACAAGCGACATTGAGAAAGATGTGGTTGTCCTTAAAGAGAAAGTTAAAAGCATTAAAAGAAGGCTAAAAGAGCTAGACAATAATCCCTTGCTATGACTGGGTTTCCTCTAACCACCCCCTATAGGAGACCCCCCACCCCCTTTGATATATACTATAGTATAGTAAGTGAAACTTACGAGTATAGTGAGGTATTCTTAAGGATACTTAAAGGATTGATGAAAGGATGGTTAGGGATAACTACCACCAGTTCCCCCTTATATTAAATAATTAAGACCCCCTAGAACTTGCACGGGATTCGCTACCTTTGTCTGGGGGTGTCTTAATTTTGAACCAAAAATCTGAGGTGGTATCGTATATCGTGATGGCTGCGCCTACCCCCCAGTGGGTATATCAATCCCACACAAAAGACACCTACCGCACCACAGAACCCGGAAGAATGCCCAGAGAATGAGCCACAGCACAGGATTATATAACCTGATTGACTGGGCAGGGGCTGATCTGGGATGGTATGTG